CATCAAGTCATCTGACGGAGTATTACCTTGATCAGTTTTTTCATTACTAAAGAAGATTCCATCATTACCAAGTCTGTTATTTAAAGAATTATTGATCGAAAATTCAAAGGGATCTACAACATAATCTCCAGATTCGTCGTAGGTTCTTTGGGCAAGATAGTCTTTAATTAATGAATATTGTGATTTGGTTTCAATTTTTTTAATTGCACCATCTTTGACTCTTAAGAGTTCAACAAAATCAGTATCATTGTCTACATCACTTATCAGTTTTTTTGTTAATATTAGAGAAATCTTAAATCTATCTGCACCTGGTGCAGCATAGTTACTAAATCCCTTGGCATTATCATACAGCGTTGAATCGTCCTTTGCCGTAATGATTTGCTCATTAATTCTGAGACCTACACGGTATGATGGCGTATTGGTGTAATAGTCGAGAATAATTGTTTGCTTTGGTACTCGTACAAATGTACCTCTAATAAAATAAACACCTTCCCCTATTGAAGCAGCAGATCCAGTAGAAGTTGCATTTGAAGAAATGGTAGTTGCAAAAGATGTGCCAGCATTAATTGTTGTGCCACCATAAACTACATTTTCACTTGCCGATAAAGATTCGCCATTCTGAAATTCATTAAATGTGAAATTATTATCAGAATCTTGATATTTTACATATATTGTTACATATTCTACTTCAGAGTTTGGAAGTTGAACTAATTGAATAGTTGCAGTTGTTCCTGAAACTTGGCCAGTTATTTTTTTCCCTACAAAGTTTTGAATATAAGATGTAATATTAACCCCAAATGCTGTTAGGTTTAATTTTACAGCATAAAGTTGATTATCAAAAGCAATATTTCCAGGGATCACCATTGACCCTTCTTTGAATATATGACTACCAAACGACTCTACCTGATCTTGTAATATTGATTGAAGAGTGTTTAATTCTCTTGCCTGTACAGGTCTTCCTGGATTGAATAGAACTTTATAATAGTTTTTATCTTTAGCGCCAATATCACGCTCATTAAAATCATCATAATATGGGTTTACATTGAGATTTGTTTTTTGAGCCATTTCTTAAAATTCCAGGATAATTTTAACGTCTTCTTTTTGTCTAGAACTTCGTGTTACTATAGGTCTATTATCAATGTAGATTATATCACCTGACTTATTATTTATCTCTGGATTTGCAAGACCATTTGTAAATTGAACTCCAAGATTTATAATTTTATTAGAAATTGTGGTTGTAATGCCGATAAATGAACTATCTACACTAGCATTAAATCCCCCACCAACCTTAGAAACTTGGTTAGATGAATTAAATTGCAATACTTTTCCAGATGTTGATAGTCCAACATAATCTGTTTGATTGTAAGTTGTTGGATTGAAGTATAAAGATCTATCTTGATAATATTTTAAAACCTTAGTTTCCGAATCATATGATGCAACATATCCAACAGCAGTTCCCCCAGTAACAGATTGTTGAATTTTATCTCCAACAGAGATACTTCCAGTTGGTGTACCACCAAATTTCATTGCATAAACTGCAGAAAATTCACTGGAAGTAAATTTAGAAGTATTAATTCCTGTAGAGTCATACACTGTTGGGTTTTTTAAAATTCCAACTTGCGAAAATTTAGTATCTACTGGGAAATCTTTTGTTGAATCGTCAAATCTTGCATAAATTAAAACTTTATCTGCCCCAAGTTCTCTATAAACATCAAATCCATGACCCTTGGATGGTGGAATAATGGGAATTAATTGTGCATATATTCCAGGATTTCCAGTTGTCCCTAAATCTACAAGAGCATATGTGTAATTCTTTCCGCCAGAAGTTACTGTAGCATCAGTAATTCTTCCAGAAGTATCTACATCCAAAGATACTGTTGCTCCACTACCGTCACCAATAATATTGCAAGTTTTCCCTGATGTGAGAGTATATCCTAGACCCCTATTTTGAATATATACTTTTTTCAACTGATTATCATTTAAAGTTGAATCACCATTTTCTCTAACTGCATTTATCTGAGAATCTGTGGTAGTTTGCCAATCATTTGGAACAGTAATATATTCGATAGAATCAAATTTAATAATATCACTTGGAGAAACGGTATATAAGTATTTCCAGATATAACCATCACCACTTTCACCCGCTCTTGAAGGTTCCAAATCGGTAAAGGTTGGTTGATCTTGAGAAGAATTTCCTGTCGTATTAATTCCAGATGAACCATTATCAATACAAATATAGACTCTATAATCGGAATTAATTACATAATAATTGGCATCATATAATCTCATAGCACCTGTAATTGGTGAGGGATTTACAACACTATAATCGGGTCTATACATCTCATATTTTGTACCTTCAACCCAATCTATCTTTCTAATTACTCTTCTAATATTTGCACTTGTAATTTTTTTACCGAAAAGAGCAGTACTTTCATAATGATTTAAATAATCAATATTATCTGTCGGATTTGGAGGTGTAGTATTCCAATTAGAATCCCTACCAAATCCATATGCTGCTGGACTAGATCCAGAAACTGGTCCTGGATTAGATAATCCTACAAAAACATAATATGAATTTGTAGAATCCTGAACAGAATCTATAAAATTAGATGCATTCAGAATCCTAAATTGATCTGTTACAAGTGCAGACATTTGAATATAGTTTTTTCTATATTTATACTATGTTACAGAGTCTTTTTAATTGGACCAATATTTCTTAAACCATATCCTCTTCTTTGGATAGTTGGGAAAGTTGATAATCCAGCGTCAACATTATAAGCAGAAACTGCAATCGAAATAGGTGATGTTGATCTTGTAAATGTAGGTCCAGATAGTTTACCCCAAGAGAATTTACCCACAGAAGATCCAGTTGTTGCAATCCCAACAATGGAAGAATTTGAATGAATATTGCAAGTAATAATTCCTATTGAACTATTGAATGCACTGATATTGTAAATATTATCCAAGAAAGTAGTTCCAACTCCAACTCTTGCTGAATTGGTTGTATAAATCGAAGTTACGCCGTTTCCAACTGAGGTATTGAAGATATAAATTGGTTGACCAACCACTAAATCTGTAAATGGTGCGAGAGATGGATCTAATGTGAATCTAATCGCAAGATCAGTACTAATTCCAACTGTTGTTCCAATTCCAGTAATGTTTCCAGAGAATCCTTGTAAAATAGTTACATTAGAAATATTTTCATAAGTAGGATCTGGTAAAGGAACAAGAACCTGTGGAATACTTGATGATGTATATCCATATCCAGGATTTGTAATTGTGACTACCGATAGTGATCCATTTACAATAGAAACAGTTGCAGTAGCAGTGGTTCCAATACCAACACCAATTGATGGTGGTGCAGAAATACTAACCGTTACTGCTGCTCCAATGTATCCACTACCAGCATTACTAATTGTTAATGACTGAATAGTACCTCCAGCAGAAACAGTCGCTGTAATAGCAGCAGAAACTGGGTCTGGAGAACCAGAAACAATAAGAGCATCAAAATCAATGCTTCCTGGGGATTCACCTTCATAATTAAAGAATTGTGCATTATCAACGTAAATTTCTTTGTCCGATGCTGAAATATTTCTAATAACCTTTGCAGTTGGATAAATCTGGGACTCGATAGAATCTCTAGATTTGGAAACCACATTACCTTCAATAATTTTGTCTACCTTTTGTTTAGTCCAATTTACTGGTTTGAAATTTTGAGTATCAATTCCCTGTAAGGTATAGAGATTTGTTTGAACTTTATCTGCTGATGAAATATCAGTAATAATTCTCAAATCTTGAGTTGTTGTAATTTCCAATAATTGATTATTACTATAAACTTGTAAATCATCACCTACCTTAAGAGTTTCATTGACATCTGCACTACTACTATCAGAAGAACTTCCTCTATAGAAGAAAATATCAACATTATCTCCCGATTTGGGTGCTTCAGTAAAGGTGAATGATGTTCCACCATTAAATTGATATGATAATTTTGGTTGTTGCAAAATTCCATTGATAAAAATTAGTAGTAAGGCATCAAAATCTATTAATTGCGAATCTTGATTGGAAGGATTTCTTTCAAAACTTAATAATTGTGAATTGTAGTAAAGTGGGAAACGAGTTCTTGAACCATCCTGATAATTTTTAATTGAATCAATATAATCAAGTTCTCCAAATTGCCACGCTCCAAATGAATCTGTAAACGTATCTAAAACAGTGAGTTCAAAATCTAGAGCAGGTGAAGATAGACCATACGCAGTTACTAATCCTACAGGTGTAAATACATCACCTTTTTTAAACCCATATCCAGGTCTTGTAATATTAAACCTAGTAACTTCAAATAAAGTAGATCCAACACCTACAGTAGAACTAGATCCTACTTCAACATTAAGAAGTAATCCAATTCCAGTATCAGTTGTTGTGCCAATACCTAATCTAGATACACCAGTTACTGATAGATTTTCATAATTTGGAGGTGAAATATTAATAGTTGGTCTGTTATAACCTGTACCTCCTCCCACAATTGTAAATGATAAAGTTCCGCCTGCACCAACTAAAGCAGTAATTGTAGCGGCAGCACCCATATGTCCACTTTCAGTTACTGCTATGGAAACTGGGCTTCTATATCCAGAACCATAATTTCCAGTTGTGCCAATTCCAATCGATACAATAGAACCTCCAGAAATAATGGCAGTTACTGAGGCACCTACAAGTGGAGCATATCCAAGACCTGGAGTAGATCCTAATGATACAATCATTCCACCTCTAGGTAATTGATTCATATTAACATCAGATTGAGAAATTACAATAGACCCATTAGTGGATGTAATTCCAGAAAATACAATACTACTAATTCCAACAGACGTATTTTCAATGATATTGTAGTTATTATTTGTATTATTTTGAGTAGTTGGTGTTTGGAAAATTCCATTGATGAACACAATTCCATTTCCACCTGTAGATCCTAAACCTACTGTACCAATTCCTTGAGAGGATAATGTGTAGGTTTGTCCAATTCCAGTAAATCTTTCGGAAATATTATCATATACTTGGTTTGTTGTGTAATCGTTTCTCAGGAAAACTCTACCATTAAAGTATGCTCTTTCCTCATCCAAATTATCTAAATCGGAACTTAACTGATCTTCAAGACTTCCTTGTGGTGCATCAGTGAAATAAATTTCATTACCCACAATGTTAAATGATCCCCTATAGACATTTACCGTAGAAAGGTTATTATGAGTAGTTGAAGAAGACCCAACAAATCCTCTAGTAACTTCAACTAATGGAATTGCTCCACTAAAGGTAATAGGTCCAATTGTAGTGGTTCCTAATCCAACATTGTTTACTCTCATATATTCATTATCAATCTTAAGAATATCTCCAAGAGATACTGAAGAAATTCCACTTAGAGCAAATGTAGTAAGTCCTGCTCCAATTTGAGATTGATTATTGAGAGTGTGATTAATTAGAGAATATGCTATTGGATATTGGACAACATTATTAATAGAAATGATAGATTTTTCATTTTTCTTAACCATTTCAAGTTGATGGGCATTTCCTTGACCCACAGAGGTGAATGTTACACAGATTCCCGAAAGTGCATAGTCTTTTCTTGTAGATAATTTAAACTTATCATTATTAATTTTATAAGCATATACTGTTCTTGGTAGACGATTTGTAACTAGCCCAACAGAATTTAGAGTTGACCCAATACCTACGGATGTTGCACCAATTCCCAAGAATGTTGAAGTTGGTGTATAAATTAATTCTTCTCCAGTACTAAAGAAATGATTGGTTAAAGTAAATTCTCCAGTTGCAAAATCTAATACAGAACTATCTGAAGGATTAAAAGACTTCATAAAAATTGGATATCCTTGATAGTTTAATTCAAAGTTTAGTCTATTAATACTATTGCTATTTGGGGAATAATATCTAGAAGTTTTAACAGATTCGATAATACTTGCATACTGTAGATCTGATGGTGTATTGAATTCATCAATCTCAGTATAGAACTTTTCATTAAATGATAAAATCTCAAATGTTCCTAATAATGAAGAATCTGGATAAAACTTTAGACTTGCTGTTGATCCAGAAATTTCTCCACCAAATGTTCCAATACCCATAGTGCTTCCAACAGATAAGAATGGATATTGAACAGTGTAAGTTTCATTAGAATCTGAAATCATCATTACTTGATGTAATGCACTAGTATTACCAATACTAACTTTTATTGTTGATTTCACTGAAGTGAAATCATTAAGGTCTAATGATATTACAGTAGAAGCTG